CTTACCAGCACAGCGGGGATTTTCTGTCGCGAGTGGAAGAGATGAAGAAATCTGGATTCACTTTCACAGATAAAGATGGGAAAACTTACACTGGTGAAGTAGCCATTGCCAAATCTATGGGCTTGAGCACAACGCAGTTCAGGACACAGATGAGCTTGGCGAAAGATGAAAGAAGATCTGCCGACGTTTCGACTGCTAAGGCGCTTCGGGAAAAAGGTTACAGTCTGAACGAAATCGCGGAGAAGATGGGATTCGCTAATGATTCTTCCGTCCGTTCTTTGCTCAACGAATCGTCCGAAGCCCGCATGAACCAGGCTAAAACCACGGCTGAATTCCTGAAAAAGCAGATTGCGGAAAAAGGGATGATAGATGTTGGAACCGGCGTTGAGCGGGAACTTGGTATCTCTAAAGAAAAGTTGAACCAAGCTCGTTATATTTTGGAGATGGAAGGATATCCGATATATGGAGGCGGTGTTCCGCAGGTTACGAATCCTGGAAAGCAGACCAACATTAAAGTCATCTGCCCTCCCGGAACAGAACACAAAGAGATTTATAATTTTGAAAATGTTCATTCTGTGAGGGATTACATCTCTTATGATGAAGGCGAGTCTTTCAGAAAAGCGTTCGAATACCCGTCTAGTATGGATTCCAAACGGCTCCAAATTCGTTATGCAGAAGATGGTGGGATTCAGAAAGATGGCGTTATCGAGCTTCGAAGAGGCGTGGATGACCTTTCTCTTGGCGACGCACATTATGCGCAGGTTCGTATCCTTGTAGATGGAACGCATTATCTTAAAGGGATGGCCGTTTATTCCGATGACCTTCCTGATGGTGTTGACGTCGTGTTCAACACTAATAAGAAGAAGGGCACACCGACACAGGATGTGCTGAAGAAAATTAAGGATGACCCGGATAATCCTTTTGGCTCGGCGATTAAAGAGCGTGGCGGCCAGAGTTATTATGACGACCCTAATGGAAAATACACTGATCCGGTGACAGGAAAGAAGCAATCACTTTCGCTTATTAACAAAAGAGCCGAAGAAGGCGATTGGGGCGAATGGGCCGATAAACTTCCTTCGCAGTTTCTTTCCAAACAACCCAAGTATTTGGTGGATAAGCAGCTCAATCTGGCAATAAGCGATAAGATGGCTGAGTTTGATGAGATTTGTTCTCTGACCAACCCTACTGTCAAGAAATCGCTGCTCAGTTCTTTCGCCGATAGCTGTGATTATGACGCCGTCCATCTGCAAGCAGCCGCCCTTCCCCGCCAGAAGTATCAAGTTATTCTTCCGATTACATCGATGAAAGATAACGAGGTCTATGCGCCAAACTATAAGAATGGTGAAACCGTAGCTTTGGTTCGTTACCCGCATGGCGGAACCTTTGAAATCCCGATCCTCACCGTCAATAATAAACAGGCGGAAGCGCGAAGGGTTCTCGGCAATACTCCGAAAGATGCCATCGGTATCAACAGCAAGGTTGCAGAGCGCCTTTCCGGAGCTGACTTTGATGGCGATACCGTTATGGTTATTCCATGTAATTCAGGAAGAAGCAAGGTTAAGATTACTTCCACCCCGCAGCTAATCAAAGATTTCGACCCCAAGCTTGAATATGGTGGAAAGAAAGAAGGAACTTTTAAGCAGATGCGGGACACCCAGAAAGAGATGGGCGTTATCTCGAACCTGATTACGGATATGACCATTAAGGGAGCCACCAGAGAAGAGCTTGCGAGAGCGGTTCGCCATTCAATGGTGGTTATTGACGCTGAAAAACACAAGCTGGATTATAAGCAGAGTGAGATTGACAATGGCATCAGTTCTTTGAAGAAGAAATATCAGGGTACTGTGGAAGACGGTCGTTATCATGAGGGCGCTTCTACTCTTATTTCCCGTGCAAAATCGGAAGTATCGGTGGTTAAAAGACAAGGAAGCCCCAAGATTGATGAAAAGACCGGAGAACTTGTGTGGAAACCGGTTGACGACCCCGTTTATGTGGACAAAAGGACCGGTAGGACTAAGGTTAGAACACAACCAAGTACCAAGATGGCTGAAACAAAGGACGCCTACACACTTGTATCCGATGTGGATTCCCCGATAGAGAGAGCCTATGCGAACTACGCCAATAAAATGAAGGCCATGGCGAATCAGGCGCGTCTGGAAATGCTGTCTACTGGCAAGGTTCCATACTCCGCCTCCGCTAAAGAGACCTACCAGGCCGAGGTCGATTCATTGACCGCCAAGCTCAATGTTGCGTTAAAGAACGCCCCCAGGGAAAGACAGGCACAGACCATGGCCAATGCGGTAGTAGCCGCCAAGAAACAGGACAATCCCGGCATGACAAGCGGTGAAATCAAGAAGGCCAGTCAGCAGGCTCTTACACAAGCCCGTTCAGCGGTTGGTGCAAAGAAAGAGACCATTAAAATAACAGACCGAGAATGGGAAGCAATTCAGGCTGGAGCTATCAGTGAGAACAGGCTGCGCCAAATCATAGACAATGCGGACATTGATGTACTTAGGCAGCGTGCTACACCAAGAGCATCTACTACTTTGAGCACTGCTAAGATGCAGAAGATTACTTCTATGAATGCTTCTGGTTACAGCACATCTGAAATCGCTGAAGCTTTGGGAATCTCTACGAGCACTGTGTCGAACTATTTGAAATGAGAGGAGTGACCTAGTGTGAATGGTTCTTGTGCTCTTACTACATTTGACAATCCTTTCGATCCGTTTGAACGGTTCTCCGATTGGTTCTTGTTCGATGTAGGAAAAGGTTACAATACTTGTTCTTATCTCGCTCGAATCGCAAAAACTTCTGAACAGTTTTCAGATGAAGAGAATGAACAAGAGATTGAACGAGCAATCGATGAGATCATTAAACATGATTTCATGAACATTTACAAGAAAGTAAAAAGGAATTCAGCAACGACTTGACTAGTGTATGGATAGATACCATCGCTCGTCTTGTCGTTTTTATTTTGCTGTTGATTCTTACTTTTTTGTGAAATAAGTTTTCGGCGATTTCTTCGCCATGCGATACGACTGTACTGCTGCTTCGTGGGTATAGGGGGGAGTCGAAAAAACTTCACCCCCTCCCACATCGCGGCGGTCTTAAAAAGATCCCCGGGGGGTTATTTTTGGGGTTCGCTTTTAGGAAATGATGCAGTATTTGAGCGAGCTTACAGGGTTGGTGGCAGCTTTTCTTCATGTGCTCCTCCTTCTTCCTTTCATGTTTTTCTCCTTTCGGTGATTGATGGAAGCCAGCTCTGTAAGTTCTCTCAAATACTGTATCAAAACCTATGCAAAACAGGTACTTGCAAAACAAATAGTACATGGCAACAAACAGAGAGGNTGTTGATCTTGCTGAAAAGCAGTTAAGAGAAGGAACTGCTTCTTCTCAGGTTATTACTCATTATCTGAAACTTGGTTCGACTAAGGAAAAGATAGAAAAAGAAATNGCAAAACGTGTCGAAGAACTCTACACCAATGCTCTTAACGCTATGCGTCATTATTCTGGTGCCGGGGGCGATGAAGATGAGTGTTAGAACTTATACGGAACTGATA